CCATGTTTCTCTCAAATATTTACGTGAAATTTTGAACGAGCTTTAACTGTCTTATAAATGCGTGTAATATCGCATATAATAGTTAATATTGTTTCACGTGAAACATAAATTTTTATTTTTTCAAACCTATGGGTCCCTTATGAATAAACACGGTAATCCTGCCCTCGAGGAGAAGACCCTTAAGCTTGAACTGCGGCTCGCGCAGCTTGAGAAGAATGAAGCTTGCCAAGATGATTTTTTAACTTTTGTAAAAGCTATGTGGCCTGAGTTCATTACGGGAAGGCATCACAAGATTATCGCGGACAAACTAGAAAGAGTCGCGAGCGGCGAGTTAAAAAGATTGATTATTAACATGGCACCGCGGCACACGAAGAGTGAGTTTGCGTCCTTTCTTTTTCCTGCGTGGATGATGGGCAAGAATCCGAACATGAAGATTATACAGGCGACGCACACGACGGAGTTGGCTGTAAACTTTGGTCGTAAGACGAAGAACCTTTTGGATGTGGACGCGTACAAGGAGGTTTTCCCTGACGTTAAGTTGGCGGCGGACAGTAAGGCCTCGGGCCGTTGGGACACGAGCGCGGGCGGAATGTATTACGCGGTGGGTGTGGGGTCTAACTTGGCGGGACGTGGTGGTGATTTGATTATTATTGACGATCCTCACTCGGAGCAGACGGCGATGTCGACGGCTGGCTTTGATGATGCGTGGGACTGGTACACAGGCGGCCCTAGACAGCGTCTACAGCCCGGCGGCGCAATAGTAATAGTACAGACACGCTGGTCAGAGAAAGACATGACAGGGCAGCTTCTACGAGCTATGGCTAAAGATCCGTTGGCCGATCAATGGGAGGTGGTGGAGCTTCCTGCCATATTCGAGGATGGGACTCCGTGTTGGCCTGAGTACTGGAGTCTTGGAGATTTGACCGCGGTCCGCGCATCGATCCCTCCGAGCAAGTGGAACGCGCAGTATCAGCAGAATCCGACGGGCGAAGAGAACGCGATCATTAAGCGAGAGTGGTGGAAGTTGTGGGATAAGGAGGCGGTCCCTCAGTTGGAGTATGTGATTCAAAGTTACGACACGGCGTTTTCTGCCAAGCAGACGGCGGATTACTCGGCCATTACGACGTGGGGGGTTTTTTATCCTAATGAGGGTGGTAGTGGTCCCAATTTAATTTTGTTGGACAGTAAGAAGGGGCGATGGGATTTCCCTGAGTTGAAGCAGGTGGCTTTGGACTTGTATAAGTTTTGGGAGCCTGACACGGTTATTATTGAGGCAAAGGCCAGTGGTACGCCGCTGACTCAAGAGCTTCGTGCGCAGGGCATTCCTGTGGTTAATTTCACGCCGAGTCGTGGTAACGACAAGATAACGAGGGTGCACAGTGTGTCACCTTTGTTTGAGGCGGGTATGGTGTGGGTCCCTGACGAGACATGGGCGGAGGAGTTAGTTGAAGAGGTGGCGGCTTTTCCTAACGGAGAGTTTGACGACTTGGTGGACAGTATGACTCAGGCGCTTATGCGCTATCGTCAAGGCAATTTTGTGCAGTTACCCTCGGATGACTGGGAAGACGACGAAAACTCTGCTAAAGTACGAGCGTATTATTGAATTAGGAGTGGGTATGGCAAACGGTGCAACAAACGCGGGACTCATGGATAGAAATATTCCATCTCAGATGGACATGGAAGACATGGCGGCGGAGCTTGAGCTAGCAATTCCTGATAGTTCTGACAACGATGTGATGGCGATGATTCAAGCCGAGGATGTGGGAGAGATTGAGATCACGTCCGAAGACGACGGCGGGGTTATCATTGACTTTGATCCTACCGATCAGCGTGGTGATAACGTAGAGTTTGATGCTAACTTAGCCGAAGAGATGCCAGAACGAGAGTTAAGTCGTATTTCCTCCGAGTTGCTAGGCGAGTTTGATGCAAACAAAGCGGGACGCCAAGATTGGGAAGAAGCTTATTCAAGCGGGTTAGAGCTATTAGGCTTTAACTACGAAGAACGTACACAGCCTTTTCGTGGGGCATCGGGTGTAACTCATCCTTTGTTGGCGGAAGCGGCCACACAATTCCAAGCACAAGCCTTTAACGAATTACTGCCACCTTCGGGTCCTGTGCGCACGGTTGTTATGGGTAAGAACACTTCTGCAAAAGCGCAACAAGCGCAACGTGTGAAGCAGTTCATGAATTATTACATCACTAACGTTATGGACGAGTACACACCTGACATGGATCAGATGTTATTTTTCTTACCGTTAGCGGGGTCTACGTTTAAAAAGACGTATTACGATGAGACACTAGAACGCGCCGTATCTAAGTTTGTACCTGCTGAAAACTTGGTGGTTCCTTATGAGACTGCGGACCTAGCCTCATGCCCTAACATCACGCAAGTTGTGCGGATGGCCTTAAACGATTTACGCAAGCGCCAAGTGGCGGGAGTATTTCTTGATGTGGAGGTAATCCCTTCTCAGAAAGAACTGACTTCTCTAACAGGTGAGATGAACAGGCTTGATGGGCAAGACGCGAGTCAGATTGATTACGACTGTACTATCCTTGAGTGCCATGTCGATCTTGATCTAGAGGGTTACGAAGACGAGGACGAAGATGGCGAGTTTACTGGAATTAAGATTCCGTACATTGTTACCATCTCTGAGGACAATGGCAAGATATTGTCTATCCGTCGCAACTACCGCGAAGACGATCCACTTCGCAAAAAGATTAGTTACTTTACGCACTATAAGTTTTTACCCGGATTCGGTTTCTACGGTCTAGGCTTGATCCATACTATTGGCGGTCTGTCTCGCACGGCCACTTCGGCCCTTCGACAGTTGATCGATGCGGGTACGTTATCTAACCTTCCTGCAGGTTTCAAGGCCCGCGGACTACGGATCAGAGATGACGACGAGCCACTACAGCCCGGCGAGTTTAGAGATGTAGACGCGCCCGGCGGAGCAATCCGCGACAGTCTAATGCCTTTACCGTTTAAAGGACCTGACCAAACCTTGTTCCAGTTGCTTGGCTTTGTTGTCGATGCCGCGCAACGTTTTGCGACGATCACGGACCTTAAAGTGGGTGCGGGTAACGAGGGTGCTGCAGTAGGCACTACCATGGCGATGATGGAGCAGGGTGCTCGAGTGATGAGTGCTGTGCATAAGCGTTTGCATTATGCGATGCGTCAAGAGTTTAAGATTCTTGCACGGGTGATGTCTGAGAGTTTGCCGCAGGAGTATCCGTACTCTGTTCCCGGTGGTGATGAAACCATCATGCGTGAAGACTTTGACGACCGTGTAGATATTATTCCTGTCAGCAATCCAAATGTATTTAGTCAGGCGCAGCGGATTGTGCTTGCCCAGACTAAAATGCAACTCGCGGCCCAAGCACCAGAGATTCATAACCTTCACGAAGTGTATCGTGATATGTACGAAGCTTTGGGTGTAACGGATGTCGATAGGATAATGAAGTCGGTGCCTGCAGAAGAGCCTGTACCGATTGATCCTGCGCAAGAGAACATTAATGCTTTAGACATGTTGCCACTAAAAGCCTTTGAAGGACAAAATCATCAAGCGCACATTCTAGCGCACTTGATCTTTGGCGCAAGTCCCACGGTTAGCAGTATGCCTCAAGTAGCTATGGCGCTTCAAAAGCATATAATGGAACACGTTCAAATTGCGGCTCAAGAACAGGCTGTCATGGCTTATAAACAACAGATGCAGCAGATGGGCGGACAAGCTCCTGAAGAACAAGCCGTTATGGAAGTCGAGCGTTTAACCGCTCAGTTTATTGCGGAAGGTATGCAGCAAGTTAAAGACATGTCTGCACAGCTATCGGGTGCGGGTGCACCAGATCCTTTGATTCAGTTGAAGGAACAAGAGATTCAGGCTAAAGTAGCCGATAACGAGGCGGAAAATCAAATTGACCAAGCCAAGTTACAGTTGGATCAACAGAACCAACAGATGCGCTCGGAGCAGTTTGGTCAAAGGTTACGCTCTCAAGAACAGCAAACATCAGCACGTATTCAGTCAGCCATGGATCGTGAATTATTAAAGCAACGCGGAGATTAAAATGGGCAAAGGAATAGGGGGCTACGGCTCTGAAATGTATTACGCAGACCTTCTTGCGGAACGTGGCAGGGGGTTTAGTCTGCAAAAAAATACTAAGTCTACTGGTAAAAACGCCACACAATCCGTACAACCTTCATCTAAGGGTAAACCCAAGGGGAAGTAAATTATGAAAAATCGAACAGTTAGAGTAAATGGTACTGCCCCTAAGAATCCGCCAAAGGCTGTCCCCTATGCGGACATTAAAGGCCAAGGTCGTATTCCTTATGGCAAGACTGCTCCCGCTCCTGTAGCAGGTGGTCTTACTGACTTCGCCAACACACCTCGTCGGATGAAGACTCGTGGCACGGGTGCCGCGATCCAAGGCACTACGCACATGGGTTACTAAGGTGACCCCGATTAAAGTTAAACCTACACGCCCTGTGGTTAAGAAACAAGAGCAAAAGGCGCTTAAACGCTTTAGCCCTATATCGAGGCCGCAGCGTTTTCAGGGGGTATTTTAATGTTTAATTTAAGTACGAACAGCATAAATAATTTGGCGGGTGTAGATGGTAGGCTTATTGACATTGCGGATCTCGCTATTAAACTTACTAATATTGATTTCGGTATCCCTAGCACTGGTGGCTTGCGCACAGCCGAAGTACAAGCAAAGTTGTTTGAAGATGGTGTCTCAAAAGCAGATGGCGTTAACAACAAGTCCTATCACCAAAGCGGAAAGGCTCTCGATGTGTATGCTTACGTAGATAGCAAAGCGAGTTGGGATCATTTACACCTTACTCATATTGCCGCGGCGATGCTTCAAGCCTCGAGTCAATTAGGCTACGAGCTTAAATGGGGCGGCCTTTGGAAATCATGGCAAGACATGCCTCACTTTGAGATCCGAGATTAGCCATGAGTTTTTTAAGTTTTTTAAACCCTATTGCGAGTTTAGGTAAAACTTATCTTGATGGTAAAAACCAAGTAGCTAAAGCTAAATCAGCCGCCGCTATACTTACTCTGGGTGCCGAGGCTGACGTTAAAGTAGCGGGCGCTAAAGCGGCCCACAAATTAGCCGATAACGGACAAACCCAAGACTTCAACCTTGACTTAGTTGCTATGCAACAAATGGATAAATCATTTCTAGATGAAGTGATGATTGCATTATTGTTGGTCCCTATTGCGGCTTCGTTCTTAGGTTATCAAGCCGAAGTGACTGCAGCGTTTGAATCGTTTTCCGTCATGCCAGAATGGTATCAATACCTTGTGATAGGTGTTTATGTCGTTAAGTTCGGTATGCGAGGGCTATTGACCAAGCTAGTTTCTGGAAGACTTAGTGGCATGAAACTCAAATAACCTTACCCTTTTACTCTATCCCCCGTATATAAGTTATGATAGGATCATATCTAATATTGTTTGATTATATGCGAGGTATGGATGGACGAGATTCACACAGCAGAGGCCGTTTTTAAGATTGTAAGAGAGAGACGGCAAGGTGTAACGGATTTGATGATTTATGGGAATGTCAAATCGATGGAACAATATCGTGAACTTATGGGCAATTTAGAGGCCCTTAATCATGTGGAACAGGAACTCAAGAGCCTGCTAGATAAACAGGAGCACTCAATATGAGCGCAGCTAAAAAAGATGAAACAGTGGTTTACGAAAAAACTGCTAAAGAACTTTCTAATCAAAAAAAATCCGAAGCTAAAGCAAAAGAAGACGCTGTCAAAGCGACTAAACTTGCCGACGCCTACGTGGCAAAACCACGCCTTAACCCTGACGCTATCGGGAAAACTCTCTTAGACAGGATGCCCAACCCTACGGGCTGGCGGATATTAATCCTACCTTATCAAGGTAAAGGTAAATCCGCAGGCGGTATTTTTCTCCCTTCTGAAACAGTGGAGAAAAGCCAGATATCTACCCAAGTCGGTTATGTGCTTAAGCTAGGTCCCCTAGCTTATAAAGATGCTGACAAATTTCCAGATGGAGCATGGTGCCAAGAAAAGCAATGGGTGATGTTTGCTCGTTACGCTGGCTCGCGTTTCCAGATAGATGGGGGAGAAGTCCGAATCCTTAATGACGACGAAATACTGTCGACTATTTTGGACCCTGAAGACATCCACAATTTAACATAAGGAGAGAACCATGTCGGATCAAAACACTGTCGAACTAGACGTTGGAGATGCGAAAGAGATAGACGTTGAAATTAATTCGGGTCTTGAAGAATCAGATGATTCTGGTGATTCTGGCGATCAATTCGCTAAAGCGGAATCATCCACTGAAAAAAGAATAAATCGTCTTACTAAAAAGATGCGCGAAGCGGAGCGGCGGGAACAAGAAGCCGTTAAGTATGCCCAAGCTGTTCGAGGCGAGTCTCAAGACTTAAAGAATCGGATGTCTAACTTAGACAACAGCTATGTGCAAGAATACACCAGTCGTGTTAACACTCAGATCGATCAAGCCGAAGCCACTTTGACTCGAGCTATTGAGATTGGTGATAGTAAAGCGACCGTTGAGGCTCAACGACAACTTACTAATTTAGCTATTCAACAAGACCGAGCGTCGCAAGCTAAAATGCAATCGGACAGGCAGCAACAGCAAGCTGCGGCTGCTCAACAACATCAAGCACAGCAACCGATGCCTGCTCAACAACCCAAAAGACCTGACGCTAAAGCCGAACAATGGGCTTTACGCAATAGTTGGTTCGGGTCGGATGAAGCAATGACGTATGCGGCGTTTGGTATACATAAAAAACTTGTTGAGGAAGAAGGGTTTGACCCACAGGGCGAAGACTACTATACTGAGCTAGATAGACGTGTTCTTGATAAGTTTGGTAACGGATCAAGCAGCCCCAATAAACGCCCCGCTCAGACGGTCGTTGGAGCTTCCAGAACACCCTCTGGGCGCAGTAATAGAAAAGTTCGACTCACCCCGAGCCAAGTCGCGATAGCGAAGAAATTGGGTGTGCCGCTTGAAGAATATGCGAAATACGTGAAGGAGTAATAGATATGACTGAACAACAAAATACAGGTAGTTCTGCTGTTAACCGTACTTCTCGCGCTAATAAAACTCGGGAGAAACAGGCGATCCGTAAGCCTTGGGCTCCCCCGTCTATGCTAGATGCACCACCTGCGCCTGATGGTTTTAAGCATCGTTGGATTCGCGCCGAAACGCGAGGATTTGATGATACAAAAAACGTTAGTGCTAAATTAAGGGAGGGTTATGAGCTAGTCCGTAAGGACGAGTACCCAGACTTTGAATCCCCGACTGTAGAAACAGGTAAATATGAAGGTGTGTTTGGAGTTGGCGGACTGCTTCTCGCTCGAATCCCGGACGAAACTGTAGCCGAAAGAACTAACTACTTCAAAGGACGTAGTAAAGATCAGATGGACGCGGTGGACCACGATATGATGAGAGAGAATGCACATTCATCGATGACGATTAGTAAACCTGACCGTCAAACTCGTGTAACTTTCGGCGGCCCACAAAAATGATACGGGCTGCCCCTTTAGGAGAAAAAACTAATGGCTAATACAACTACTGCCTATGGTCTTCGTCCTATCGGGTTAGTTGGTAGCGGTGTTAATTCTACTGGTGTAACCCAGTATGAAATCGCTTCCAACAATACCAATGTGATATTTCAGTATGCGCTTTGCGTCCCACTTAATACGGGCGTTATTGATCAAGCTGGAGCTACAAACGGGGGAACTACCCCCGCACTTGGTGTCCTGATGGGCGTACAATATGTTGATTCAGTTTCTAAGAAACCAATCTGGATCAGTTACTGGCCCGGTTCTGGCTCTGTAAGCGTGGATACCAATCATCCTGTTAAAGCTTTCGTTGCTGACAACCCTAACCAGTTATTTAAAGTAGCATCCGATGCAACACTGACTAACCGTGCTACGGCACAAGCTGCTGTGTTTGCAAATGCTTCTTTAGGAACTTCCGCTCGTACTGGTACGACTATAAACGGAAACTCCAATTCGTCTTTGAACGTTGCTTCAATTAATACTACCGCGAACTTGCCGCTACGTATTGTTGGGATTCAAGAAGATGCAGGTAACAGCGACGTAACTAAAGCTGGTATACCTTTCATCGTCAGAATTAACGCTCATCACAACGCAACCACAAGCCGCTTCGACTCGCAGACCACTGCGACTTCGACGGGCGTATAAGGAGGGCTAAGACATGGCTATTTCTCGCGCACAACTAGCGAAAGAGCTTGAACCCGGCCTAAACGCCTTGTTCGGTCTTGAATATAATCGCTACGAAAACGAGCATTCTGAAATCTTTGAAGAAGAGTCTTCGGACCGAGCTTTTGAAGAAGAAGTAATGTTAGGTGGTTTCTCTACCGCACCTGTTAAAAATGAAGGCCAAGCCATCAGTTTTGACGATGCTCAAGAAACTTACACCGCTCGTTACACCCACGAAACGATTGCGCTTGCATTCTCAATTACTGAGGAAGCAGTGGAAGACAATCTTTATGATCGTCTTGCATCGCGCTACACCAAAGCTCTGGCCCGCTCTATGGCCCAGACTAAGCAAATCAAAGCAGCAGCGATCTTGAACAATGCGTTCACGGCAGGTGTTAGTGCGATTGGCGATGGTGCAGCACTTTGTTCCGCGGCTCATCCGTCTCTTTCTGGTAACCAAACTAACATCTTGGCAGTTGCTGCCGACCTCAACGAGACTTCGTTGGAGCAGATGTTGATTGACGTTGCTGGTATGACAGATGAACGTGGCCTAAAGATCGCAGTTCGCGGCATGAAGCTTATTATACCTAAAGAGCTTCAGTTCATCGCAGAACGAGTTATTAACTCGAACTTGCGCTCTGGCACTGCGGATAACGATATTAACGCTTCTAAAGCGATGGGAATGCTTCCAGATGGTGCGGTGGTTAACCACTTCCTCACTGACACTGATGCTTTCTTCATCAAAACTGATGCACCTAACGGCTTCAAGAACTTCAACCGCTCGTCTATTAAAACAGCGATGGAAGGAGATTTTGATACTGGCAACATGCGCTTTAAAGCTCGTGAGCGTTACTCATTCGGTGTATCCGATTGGCGTTGTGTTTACGGTACTCCCGGCGCAGCGTAACCTCACGGTAACGTGTTGTATTAAAAAGGGGACTTCGGTCCTCTTTTTTTGTCTTGAGATTGACAACAAATGTAAGTCAATGGTATGTTATAATCACACTTATCGGGAAATATTTCGGTGAATCTGACAGTACCCGACTGACGATATGCAGACAGATTCTCCCTAACTTGCATGTAAGGAATTTATCATGGGTCAGACTACTTTTTCAGGACCACTTTTAGCTGGTACTATCAAAAACACGACTGGAACTACCGTAGGTAACGATGTAAAAAATACTGGCCAAGTTGTAATGGCACAATCTTTTACTACTTTTGTACTTCTGGATGCAGGCGCTTCTGCCGCAAATAATACTTCTGTTGTTATACCCGCTAAATCTCAAATCATTGACATCGTTATTGACGTGGTAGGGGTTATGGCAGGCGCAACTTGTGTGTTTAGTGTCGGTGATGCAACAAATGGCAACGCCACTTTCTTAAACACCTTTTCAATCACTGTAGCTTCTGGCGCAGGCCGTAAGTACCCCACTACTGAAGCAGGTGGAACTTTAGCGTGGGCAGATACTGGCGACAGGGACCTTCGTTTAACTTGGACTTCTACGGGTGCAACCACCAACGGAGAAATTCGAGTTACCGTTTTGTATCAACAGGCTAGTGATCTAACTCCACCAGTATAATTTTAAGTAGTTTATTTACAGTAACGCACATTAAGTTCGTTACTGTTTTTTAAAATTAAGAGAGGATCGCGTCATGGCGTCTGATGTAAGAGCAACACATTTAACAAGTTCTGGGTCTGTCTTTTTGGGCCGAACTAGGGTTAAAGCAATCCATTACAAGGGTGGAACAACTCCGACACTTGTTCTTAAAAATGGTGACGCTAACGGTACTACTTTGTTAACTATGAATTTTGTTGATAATGTTGACGATAATGTCTATATTCCCGACGAAGGCATGTTGTTTCCAGCGGGATGTTTCGCTGTACTAACCAACATCTCTAGTGCCACAGTGTTCTTTAATTAAAAAAAGTTATGGAAGCTATGAAAGTAACAGACGTTTTAGCCTTGCTAGAAAAGCACGAAGCTGAGTGTAGCTTACGCTATAACCGAATTGAAGAAAAATTAGGGGAGCAAAAGATTTCTATGAAAGCTTTGGACCTTAAGATTTGGGGTCTAGCCGTATTGATCATTATAGCACCTATGGTGCATAAGTTTTTGTCGTAGCTATGGAAGCCGCTTTCTTTAGTGACCCGTTAGAAGCAGAAATCGTAAAAGATATTAGGCTTTGGTCCTCGGAAATTTTAGAGAAACCCAGCCCTTACTTCAATAATATTCCCCCCTGTCCGTATGCTAAAAAGGCATGGATGTCTGACAGGGTGGCTATTCTTTTCATCCACGAAAACAATCATCAAACATTATACTCCTGTATCTCCCAGTGGGATGATAAGCAAGATATTGCGCTTATTGCTGACTTGGGTAACACCAAAAATGTAGATGAATTCCACGAATACTTAGACCAATTAAACCAAGTTATTTCGGACGGTATGTTTATCGACCGAGACATTTGGTTAATGGGTTTTCACCCAGACGATGATCCCAGCGAGTTTGTTCAAGACGCGGAGTTTATAACTTCAGCAGAAACACCCTATGCTGTGATATTTGTTCAACGATTATCTAAGTTGCAACAAGCGGCTGACAAGTTGAATAAAAAAGGATATTATGATACTTACGGCACCGACCACGATGCCCATGATATTTATCAGTTAAGAGAAACTTTATATAGGAAGCTTAAAGATGGCGATGAAACCAAAGAGAGTTAGTTCTGCAGCTAAGAAACCTGTTAAGCGTATGCGTGGCGGTGGAATGGCAACTAATAAGAAACCTGTTAAGCGTATGCGTGGTGGCGGAATGGCCACTAATAAGAAGTAGGTATACCCCATGCCCAATAAAGGTCTTTATGCCAATATTCACGCTAAGAAAAAGCGGATTGCGGCAGGTTCCAATGAGAAGATGCGCAAAGTTGGAGCAAAAGGTGCTCCAACAAAAAAAGCGTTTATAGCGTCGGCTAAAACGGCTAAACCCGTTAAAAAAAGAACACAAAAAGCGTAGGTAAATAGTATGGCTACATCTGGAAGCAGGGATTTTGAACTAGACGTAGCCGAATACGTTGAAGAAGCGTTCGAGCGTTGCGGTCTAGAGGTTAGGACAGGTTACGACATGAAATCTGCAAAGAGGTCTTTAAACCTTTTACTTGCGGATTGGGCTAACCGAGGCTTAAACCAATGGACCATAAAGCAGCGCACTATTACGATGGTGGCTGGGACCAGTGTGTACCCAGTACCTGCTGACGTAATTGATATGCTGTCGGTAGTTGTATTGAGGGATGGGACTGATTACGCTCTACTTAGGTTGAGCCGTGATGGGTTTTTAACTATACCGAATAAAGCTACTACAGGTCGAGTTAACCAATTCTTCTTGGATAGACAGGTTGCACCCTCCTTAAAAGTTTGGCCTGTACCTGATAACAATACTGATGTTATCTACTACAATGCTCTGACTAGGATGGACGATGCTGATACCTTTACTAACACAATGGAGTTACCTTTCCGTTTTTACCCGTGTTTAGCGGCAGGATTGGCATACTACTTAGCTTTAAAACGAGCCCCTAACCGTGTTCAGATGCTAAAAGCGGTATACGAAGAAGAATTTGACAGGGCGGCTACAGAAGATAGGGATCGTTCTTCCTTTAATGTTGCCCCTAGCTTTGATTACTACAGGGTAGGCTGATGAGTAAGTATGCGTCTGGTAAAAATGCGTGGGCACTGTCTGATCGGTCAGGGTTTCGTTATCCTTATCGATTGATGCGGAAGGAATGGAACGGTCTTTTGGTCGGTCCAGACGAGTTTGAGCCGAAACAACCCCAGCTAGGACCCTTCCGAAGTGTTGCTGACCCACAGGCTCTTAGAAACGCTCGCCCAGCAAGGGTAGAACCCTTAGATGTTTACGTGGGGGTGCCACTAGTTATTGCCCCTAACCTACGACCCGTACAAGGGTTTGGCCAAGTTGGAACAGTGACGGTTACCGTATGAGTTTTACTTACGCACAGCTAAAACAAGCTATTCAAGATTACACCGAGAATGACGAAACGTCTTTTGTGGCTAACTTACCTCTTTTCATAAGGCAAGCCGAAGAAAGAATACTTAAAGGTGTACAGTTAAACTTATTCAGAAAGAATGCAAGCGGAACCATGACTTTAGGGAATCGGTTTTTAGCCGTACCTATTGATTTCCTAGCGCCTTTCTCGCTTTCTTTTGTTGATTCAGGTGGAGATCACCAGTTTTTGCAGTTTAAAGACCCCGATTTTGTACAAACGTTTAATCCAGACGCTACTAGTACGGGAAACCCCCGTTTTTACGCCAACTTTGATGTAAGTAACTTTATTTTAGGACCTACGCCTAATGGGGCGTATAATGTTGAAATACACTATTTTTACAGACCTGCAAGTTTGACGGCAGGAGCCGCAACGGGCACAACATGGCTTAGTATAAACGCTGAAATAGCTTTGTTGTACGGCGCTCTTATTGAAGCTTACACTTATATGAAGGGTGATCCTGATATGATGGCTATGTACGAAAAAAGATTTTTAGAAGCCATGTCAAGAATGCAAGTGCTTGGCGAGACTAAAGAAGTGACGGATGAGTATCAAACGGGACCTATAATAAGGCCTAGACAATGAACACATCCGCATTAAAGATAGAAACAGCACCAACTTTTGCAGTGAAGGTACATACTTCTAGCGGAAGAGGCTTTACGCCAGAAGAAGTCGCTAACCAATGTGTTGATAAGGTTATTGCTATTTCTGATGACGCTAACCCGGTCATTAAGGCCCAAGCTCATGCTTTTCGTGAGCAGTTAATTAAAACACTAGAATTTTACATGCGTGAAGCTATTAAATCTGATAGAACAACCGTGTATAACGCTTTAACTGATGCAGGCCAACCCGAGCTTGCTAAACTTATAAGGAGACTGTGACCATGGCCTTTTCAGGAAACTTCATGTGCACCAGCTTTAAAAAAGAATTATTGTATGGTGCCCACGACTTCGATGCCACCTCTGGAGATACCTTCAAGATAGCTCTATTTACTAACGCGGCGACTTTAAATGCGGCCACTACGGCATATGCCACGGCTAATGAAGCGTCTGGAACAAATTACACTGCTGGGGGTGAAGCATTAAACCCCGTAGATCCAACT